TTTAGCTGCTAACCCAGTGTATAAGCCATGCATGGGATTGTCAGGCAAGTGACGACCATCAAGAACGTATAAACGCTCCATATCTAACATCCTTTGCTTATCTTCTTCTAGCCATTTTGAATCGTAATTTGTCATTGTAAGGCAGTAGTTGAATTAGGGTATAACCTTGATTGGAGAAAGTTTACAGCTTCGTCATCAAGTGTATTTGTAGTCTGTTTTGCTGCTGATCTCAATAGATCTAGTAACAATTTTTTACCTGCTTCGCTGCGTAAAAAAGCATAAAGAAGAGGTAGAAAAGGTTTAAATAGTTTTCTCATAATTAGACTCACTCTTCACAATCTTATATATAACCGCTACATTTGGCTTGGTGATCCCCATACACCAAACATAACCTCCCTTGACTCACACGCAAAGGGAGGTCTTGTTGTTTAAGCCGATACTCAACTTACCAAGATTATGGAACAGAAAACTAATTTATGTTTTTGTTCACACTGCCTTGAAATAAGACGACAACAAGCAAGACTACAGGAGTTGAATAAGAGCAAAAAAGCCGCTAAGTTATCTGTGTAATTTACTAATCGAGCAAGTAAATTATTAAACACGCAGTGGGATGCGATGTTAGTCAAGACCCCTTAGAGAGTAGAGGCTCTAGGGGGTTTTGCTTTTCCCAGTGTTTAATCAATATCTCTAACTCCTTAATTCTAGCTTTCGCCATTGTTATCTTTTCCTCCATCCATTTGGATCACGTCTTGCTGTAAGAGTAGCAATTTCCTTGTCTATAGCATTTAAACGATGGAATATTTCACGAATATCTCGTTGCCTTTTATTTGTTTGGTTCGCTATAACCATTAACGCTCCAGAGACAGCAGCCCCTACAAGTGCTGCAAGTAGTTCTTGAGGCATGTTTTACTGTTTACGCTAATCTTAGACTATTGTTTCTATTTTCCTATGGATGCCGTACAAGAAGAAACCCAAGCCAACAAAAAAGAAAAAAAGAAAAACCCCTTACAAAAATTAAAAGAAGGCTTGGATGACAAAGAAGAACAACTTGCTGTCTTATCTACATTTGTAAGATTAGGAGTTGTAGTTTGGAGTGGGTTTATTTTAACTTTAAACTATGTAGAATTACCTGGTTTAGGTAAACAAGAAAGAATCGACCCGACTTTCATAGCAAGCGTTTTTACTGGTGCGCTGGCAAGTTTTGGATTGGAAACTGCAAAGAAAAGAGGCGATGGGACTTACAAGGCTGATGAGGAAAAGAAAAAAGCAGAAGCAGCAGGTTTTAACAATGGGGTTCCTTATACAATCATCAAGGTCGAAACTCCGATACGACTTGTGCCTGATAAACCTCGAATTGACCCTGTTTCTGGCAAAGAAATTGATCCTCAAAGTGGGAGGTTGACATGATGGGAGACGATCTTTCGATTGATGCTCGGCAGGAAACCAGAATTGTCTGCCAAGAGATGAAAATCAAACGAGCAGAAGAAAAGATAAACGATTTAGAAGATAGAGTTAGACTCTTAGAGAAAAGGGTATTCCAAGCTGCTGCACTCGTCAGTGCTGCTCTGGCAGTATTAGGATTACTAGCACAGATTTCAAAAGCCTACTTATGAAACGCTTCCTTCCTTTGTTGTTGCTTTTGGCTTCAACCCCTGCTTATTCCAATGTAGTGCATAAGTTAACAAGCTCTACAAAACTTATTACTGATGGAGCGTATAGCGTTTCCAGTCGTGGCCCCGCTACTTATACAGTTTCAGGATCTAACATAAAGATCTCTGCTGTAAATGGAAGTGTATTTGGTGGTCTGACTGCGCCTACAAGCGTCACTGCGGCTGCAACGATGACCGAAGGTACATATGACATAAACACTGCTGGATCAGCCTTCAGTTTCAGTGAATCGTTCCAGCAAGGGGACGTAGTAAACCCTATTAATACTGGTTCGGATGTCAGCTCAGGAATAGTCGCAGATTTAGCAGCTTTCGCCACGACTACGACCTACTCAGGGGGTGTTGCAGGATCTCTCAGTGGTACAACCGTGGCTAATCATACTTCGACCTGCGTTGGAGGAGGAGCTGGTACTAGCTGCACAAATCAATTTGTAAGTGAAATACAGCTATTAGACTAGTCATGCACAGGCTTTTCTTGCTTTTGTTTTTGGTGCAATCACCTGCACTAAGTGTTCCTGTGGTCCCAAATTTTGCATCTGGGGTTACATCGTCTCGAACTGAGACTAAAAGTAAGACAGTGGAGACAATTGTAAGCCACGACTACAACACAGGATTCACTTATTCATTATCTGGGACAGGGGTTTCGGCTACTCCCAACAGCCTTTTGCCAGATGCAACCACCGTTACAGGTACAACTAATGGAACAAGTTATGTATGGACTGGATTAGATCTTTCTTCTCAATCAAAACCAACAATGAGCTTGACTGTCCCAGGTGCAAGCTTTCAACTAATAGAAAGTTACAGCGCACCAGGGCTTTCAAATATAACAACAGTGATGAGAGAAACAGACCAAGAAAGTATTACCGATACGGTTTCATCGTTCAGTCGTTAATTATGCTTTTCAATTGCAATCCTGTTAAAGCACAAGGTAATAGTGCTACTGCTGCCCCAGTTGCCACCTCAAGCGGGTCAGTCACCAACCAAGCAATACAAATGTTGACAGGTCCTTTCCCCACTAACACTTATGGAGGGGGTATCTCTTGCCAAGGACCAGTATTTAATCTTTCTCCATTTGTAACTAACTCACATACATTTAATAAACCAAGAGAATATTATTACTCAAGTCCTGTTTACGATCCAACAGATGATGATGATAACGGAGTGCCTGATAATCCTGGTAATATTTTATATTGGAACGACTATAATCGTACTGGACAAAAAGATAACTTTGCTCTCAATTTAGGATTTTCAGCAACATTTAGCGTTCCACTAGATAGAGAATTACAGCGTAGATGTAAGAGAGCAGCTTTAACACAAATCAAATATATGGAACAATTAACTGCTAATAAGATCCTTGATTTCCAATTAAATCGTTTAAAGCACTGCTCGGAACAACGAAAACTTGGAGTTTCATTTGCAAAGAACAGTGCTGCTTATTCAATTTGTTCAGATGTAATATTTAGTCCCGTTCCAGGTCAGGTGTTACCTCATAAACATGCTATTTCTTCATCTTCAACGGTGGCAAACCCTTCTTCTCCCGATAAGAATTAGCTGCAACTTGTGTTTGAGTTAGTTTGACAGGTTTCTTGCCAAGTATTTTCTGTACTTTCTTCATTACAGTCTTAACTGTTGGTTTAATTGCTTTCAACACTATGTCTGCTAATGGTTTAGCAAAGATAGCTGAACTCGTTGCAACAACAGCAATTGAAGTAGTAGTAACGACAACACCAGCATCAGGTAAACCATTAACCATCTGAGTGACGATTGGTACGTCTTCATAGAGAGTTATACATTTTTGATTAGTTAATTGGTAGCCAGAGATTCTTTGTTTTCCTTCATTAACGAGTTCGCCTGTTCGATTCTCTCCAGCAGGAGGGCAATCATTTCTTTTCGGTGGTGTTGGTATCGTTGGTTTGAGTTCTTCTTCTGTCGAATCTTCTTTCTCATTATTCCTGTTTGGTACAGGTGGTGTTCCTAATGTATTGCCATACGGAGGCATGTCCATAGGCGTGTAATTAGGAAAAGTTTCTCCATTGCAATAGATAAGAACACCTTCCTTATCATTGCTAACTAAAGATTTACCTGTATTACCTTTGTTTGCGTCCTCATGAGCTTCAACACAACCAGGAATATCAACAATAGGAAAACCCAGTAGAGGCAGTACAAAAGGTGGAGGAGGAACTTCTATCTCTTTTATTTGTATTGGTTCAATATTGATTGTGTTTGCATCCCTGATGCTGATGTCAGGTATTTCGCTCACTTAACAATCGTTCCACTGACCTGCAATATCACTTGCAACATTTCCTACTTGTTTTCTAGCCTGTCCAAAGAAAATTCCTGCCAAAACTGGTCCTACCACAGGGATTCCAGCGATTGCGGGTGTCACTTGAACCGATCCAGCGTCAGCAATCATCATCCCATTACTACGTCCTTGAGCTTGTTTTTCTATACATTCAATCTGTTTTGCTGTTAGCTTTCCTCCTTCTCCTTGAGGATAAATTGCAAACTGAGCTACAGATTCTTTATGAACATGTCTCTTCTTAACTTTGCCATTAAATGTAGGTTGCTCTGAATCTTCATAGAACAACATTGTTTTTGGATCGTGTTGACGACTAGCAAAACTCCACTCTTCTGCACCATCCGCACCAGTTTCACTCCTGATTTGAATACTGCTATAAGGAGTACTGGAAAGCTTTGCTATATCTGGAATGCCAGAGTCTTTACGTGCCAGTAAATTTAACGTATAAAAATTACTAGCTACTAACCCTATCCCAAGAACAAAGCTGGTAAAACCCTCAAATGATTTAATCAAAACGGTAGTGCTGGCCCTGTACTTGTAGGAAGTTTAGGTAAATCTTTTGGTATTGGCAAAGACTTAGTTACTTCATTGATTATCTTTTGCTTAATGGAGTCTTGATTTAACCAAACATAGGTCAAACCACCAGCCCCAGAAAGGAAGGCAAGGAATGAAATGATCGAAATCACATCAATAACTGTTCTCTTCATTAACTATTCCATCCAGAGTCAGTCTTAATATACACATCATCAACTTCTGTCCATGTAGTACTACCAGTTTTTAAATAAATATTGGAGGCTTGCGACCAAGTAGACGCACCAGTTTTTATATAAACAATATTTGCTGCTGCTGGTGGGGCTGCACCTGCACTTAAAGCAACAATTGGCAATGACCAGTCTGTGTAATCAAGTGTCGAACTATCAACTGATGCCTTCGCATCGACCCAACAAACTGGTAATGACCAATCAGTAAAATCTAAGGTTTGTACATCACTTTTGGTAGGTAATGCCATTATTCAGTTTTCGCCTCATCAGGAAGTAACGCTTCATCTATTGCTTTTTGTATTTTTTCTTCTCTTTCTTTTTGTTTGGTTTCTTCTTCTAAAAACTGATCAACAATTGTTGTTATTTCTTCTTCTGTAACGCCATCATCCAACTTAAATTCAACCGATCTATTCGTTGAAATCTCTATTAAATGATACTTTTTACCTCTCGCAGCGTCACTTTTGGAAAGAACAGTATATGCCATATTTATGCTTGTGTTATGGATATGTCATCAATATAAACGGAGCTTGAAGCATTAGTAGCATAGAAGGCGGCTTGAACAGATACTGCCCCTGCTGCTGTAGGAGTAAATGTATGTGTTACCGTTTCCCACGCTCCAGCACTACCCGTTCCATACGTGACACCAGCAGAACTAAGCCCTAAAGGAATATTTGCTGGGATTCTTATTCCTCCAAAAATGCTTGTACTCGACCTATAAACTTTTAAAGTCACTGTAACTTGAGCATTAGCAGCACAAACAGTTTTACCTAAAGTAATAGTTAACGGTCCTGCAGAAGTATAAGTACTTGCATTTGTAATTGATGCCTTCCAAGAAACACCTGATGCGGTATTTCTTATCGTTGTTTCTGGTTCGATTGTTGCATTAATAAAGAAATTTTTATCTGCACCACTTACATTATCGTGATTTTTTGCATAAACTTTCCCTGAACCTTGTAAGCCGACTTCTGTGCTATCTGTAATTTCAAGATTATAAGTATAAGCAGTTGAAGAGTCTACATATAATTGCTTTGTTACTGATCCTCCGTTAATAAAAGTGGATGAACTATTTGTAGCGTATAAACTATATTGAACTGTATCACCATAAATACCGTCTTCGTAATGTGTACAATTTAAAGTACCAATACTAAATTCAGTTGCTCCATCATTGTATAGTGGTAGTTCTGCTTGACCACAATTGAGAGTTGTAATAGTAACACCATTAGACGCCCCATAAACTTTTATTCCAACAACATTCATACCAAAACTTCCACAACTATTTCCAGTGTCTAATGTTGTAATTGTGCAACCTCCAGATTGATTTATATATAAACCCATCTTGCTGTTTTCTGTATTCATATAATTTATATTAAAGCTTCCTGAATAATTAAATTTAAAAGTATTATTAGCACTTCCATTCAAACACCATATATTGAAATCGCTTGCACTAGCTGAACTATGCTGAGTACAATAGTTTAGATTTGACTGTTGATAACCGTTTACAAAATAAGCATTTATTTTTGAAAACTCACTTTGATTTGTTTCAAAAGGACGATAACTTTGATTTATAAAATGACAATTATCAAGACTAAACCGATCACAATATTCAACTTGTAATCCGTATCTTCCTCGAATATAACTAATATCTTTTAAATTTATATTATCATCATTATTTGCAACTAAACACTTACCTCCTGCACCTACGCAATCAATAAAAGTTTCGCTATCTGAATCCGTAGTGGACATATCTGTTGTATTCCATCCACCAGATATTGTTAAATAATCAGAAGAAGTGCCATCACCGTTTATAGAATCTAATTGTGCATAGTCACTACCAAAACTATGATGTTCTATTGGTTGTCTTTTGTACAAATTAGCAGACGCATTATCAGCAGAAAAACGTGCTGTTGCTTGACCGTAATAAGAAAGTAAATTTTCTCCAGCAGTCCCACAGCCAATAACAATAACCGTTCCATCAATGTATGCAGGAGAAAACCAAAGTGGATCAGCAGTTGTCTTTAGTCCAACGACACTATTCAAGGTCAAGCTATCATCAGAAGAAGCAGCTTTACAGGCAATAATGTTACTTAATCTTATCTTCTGTGCCCCATTATCTGTATCAACATAGACAGCAATAGATTTAATTGATGAATTTAAATTGGTTCCTAAATTAACAGTGATTGGAGTCCATCTATTTGTTTGACCCACTTTATTCATCGGAATATCTACTTGATGTACGCTTGTTGCTCCTGCTGTATCAGTGCATAATCTGAGACTTAATCCATTAGATGTACTTCCAGAAACTAACTGAATATAAAAAGAAACCTGTTGATAACCTGATAGATCTAATGTCCCAGTAGCAAAATAAGCAGCTTTGCCCGTTCCAAATGATCCAGATATATCTATTTCATCGCTACCTGGAGGAAGCATGTAATCAGTTGAAGTAGTCCACGCACTAAGAGTATGTTTTAACGCTGTAGTTACATTTGTTTCTGCTGTCCACGTTGCAGTTCGTGGTCCTGTTGATGCAATATTCTGAGTGACTGCACTAGATAACTCAATAATTCTTGAGCCGATAAAATTCAATTTGACATTAGTTGAACCTGTATCAGGTGCTGTATAACCTTGAAGTTTAAAGTTATTAGCATCAACTCTCGTTACTTTCCATAATCCATCAAGTAAATCAGAAGCAGTTGTTGAATCTTCCAACTGAACCCAATCACCTGTTAATAATCCATGTGTCCACTTGTTTAAGCTAGTTTCTCCTTCTGTCGTACTTTTAGTGACAGTAACGTTAGATGGGTTCCATCCCGTCCACATTGGTCTTCTTATAACCCTTGCACCGCTATCAACTAAGGTTGCATTTGGAGATTTTTTTAGCCTTATTTCATCACCACCTGTAAGGCCAGAAATATTTGATATTTGATTTGCTCTATTAGCGAAACTTGATCCATCTGCATTACCAGCAGAGCCTTCGTAATCAACATATTTAATTGTCATTTAAGAAACCTCGCTCGTTAATATTTTACCCAAAGGTCTCCGACTGCACCGTCGGAATTTCCTGGGGCGTTTGTAGAAGCATGAATTTTCCTTAAACCCGCAGTAGCAACAGCAGGACTAGCAGCCGCAACTGTTCCCCCAACAGTTAAATTCGTACCATCAAAAGTCATATTGCTACTACCCCCAAACGATCCAGAATTGTTGTATTGAACCTGTGTATTAGAACCGCCTGGACTAGTCGATCCACCTCCTCCAGCATTTGCATCTACATACGCTTTGATTGACTGCTGCGTGGCGAGTTGTGTCGCACTATTGCTTGCCATATTGTCTTCATCTAATATTGCCGAACCTGAAACACCTGTGTTTAAAACAGGAGATGTCAATGTTTTATTAGTAAGTGTCTGAGTTGCTATTGTTCCTACAATTTCTTGATCCCCACCTGCGGGCAAAGTTAAAGCATTAGTTACAGAAGCACTATGAGGTTGAGCTTTTACTGTTTGTCCGTGTGAATTACTTTCACAATTAAAAACCAGTGTGCCCGGATTTGTATTGCCTTTTAATACTGTTTTACCTGTACCATCTGGAGCGAGTTCAATGTCTGCGTTTGATGTCGTAACAATATCTTGACCATTAACATCAAGTGACCCTCCTAACTGAGGTGAACTATCTTCAGAAACATTTTGAAGACCTCCTCCTATCTCTTTGATAGTGCTGCTATCTCTTACATATAATTTCTTTGCAGACGTATCAACAGCAACCTCACCATCAACGATGTCGCTAGTGGTGGGGGTGCTTGTTCCTCTCTTTAGCTTAATTACATTTGCCATAAATCAGAAAGATCCTCCATCTATTTCCATATCTGGTATTCCTAGACTGGTACGTGCTGTTGCTCCTGTTTCTAAGACAAAATTAGAACCATTACCAACAATAAAACCACCATCAGTTACAGCTAATCCAGCTACATCTGCTAACTGTGCGTCATAAGCCTGTACGTTTGTACCGATCACCAAACCGAGAGCCGTTCTTGCCGCACTAGCTGAAGTTGCCCCTGTTCCTCCATCTCCTATTGCAAGCGTTCCAGTGATTGAACTAGCAGATAAATCAACACATGCTTCTGTTGACTCAATAACCAAGCCACCATTTGCTTTTAAATCAAGGCTTAACTCATTCCCAGACTTATCAAGGCCATTACCAGCAGTCACGCTTGACGCACCTGAGAACTGAGTAAAGGCAAGGTTGTTTGTTCCTACAACCGCACTTCCTTTATTGGAACTACAAACAAAACCTACATCCGAGTAGGTCGAGCCTTGCTCTACAAAGGTGAACGCACCAGCAGCATCAGCCCCAGTAGCAAGGTCATCTGTTCTTGTCCAACTTCCACCATCGACAACCTTATACAGGCCGTTTTCTGATGCTGTGCTTTGATCTTTAACAAGCACTCGATCATTAGCTGTTAAAGAAACACCATCTACAGTTTGCGTATTTGCAAGTGTGAGATTCGCTGTACTCGCAACTTTTACGGATTGTTTGACGTCCAATCCTTGTGCTGTGGAGTCTACATACCCCTTAGTCGCAAGATGAGCATCTGCTGTGGGTGTTACACCTGAAACAACAGCAGTAGCAGAAGCTAATTGATCTAATCTGCTTGTCCTTACCTGTGTATCGAAATCACTAATTTTTGACGCCGTTAGTGTTGGTATATCAGCAACAACAAGTGACCTAAATGTTGGAGCAGCATCACTTCCTGTCGTTGGACCACTAAGAACTGCATTTGCACTCCTTGTATCAGTCTTATTCCAGAAAGCTCCCGAACCACCTACAGCAATGATTGAACTTGCTTCGCCTGATCCATTATCTCCATAGCCGTAATACAGTTTTAAATCACCTGTATTTTCATTAAAAGCTAATTCTGAAGGAGCTAAAGTCGAAGGCGCACCAGCAGAACCGCTAGATGCTCTTTTCTTGATTCTGATTGTGTTAGCCATGATTTAAAAGTCTCCTCCGAAGACTAAAGTTGTAATTGTCCAAGTATCGTCAGCCTTGAACTGACCAGCAGACGAGTCGTAGTACACGACACTTTTATCTACCTTACTTGAACTGTCTAGATCAAAACCTGACCCAGCAGTTCCTTGTGGTCCTTGTGGTCCTTCCGTCGCTACTCGGACAATTGTTGCCGCACCTTCAGTAACAGTGACAGTATTAGTTGTCTCATTAACACTAATCGTGTTTTGAGTTTCGGTGGCTGTAACTGTATTACTCATGCTGTATATCCTTGACTCATATAAATTGTACCTTCAACCCAATATTCTTTGTCACCTGATCCATTCGTAAATAAAATATCGTATTTATATTCGTCAGCAGTTAAAAGTGCTGTCTGAGTATCAGTTAACTTCCAAGTAAATAATCCTCCTGCTGCATTAGTAATAGTCATCGTCGCATCAGCCGCCTTGGTGGTACGACCTGAATCCCAAACCTGCGAAGTTAATGTATAACCAGTCAAATTAATGGCAGCGTTAGTTGCTTGTACTTTTGCTTCAAAATTAACAGAATGATCCGATCTCCTCTGGATCGTCATGTCATACGTTCCAGGTGCAATTGCCATTTTACTTTGCCTCTAATGCAGCAACTTTAGTTTCTAATGTCTCTATTTTAGCAACTGCCTCTTGTAATGCTTTTGTCAACACAGAAACGATTGCATCAACTTTTAAAGATTGAACTTGATTAGCAGCATCTTTCACTCCTTCGCAACCACTAGGAATGACCTCTGCCACTTCATGAGCTATAAAACCCTCTCTTGCTACTCCATCAGCCTTAAAACTAAAATCATCATTGTCTGCGTATTCATAATTAACAGGTCTTAATTGTTTAATTTTGTCGATTCCTGATGCTGTTTGAGTCGTTATATTTTTCTTTACTCGGTAATCTGAAACAGTAATATCGATTGACCCCTGATCATTTGAATCAATCCATAGTTTTGCTGCTGAACCTGTCCATTGAATATTTACAACGTTGCCTTGATTTGTTCCGCTATAGCCACTCCTGGAAGCAAAACCACGGCCATTTATAACCCCTAAACTTGTAACTGCTACATTTGCATCCCCTAATGTTATCGAGCCATTACCGTTTGCAGTGAAAGTAGTTTTTATATTGCCATTACCTCCTGTTTCAATTAGGAAATTGTAATTAGTATCATTTGATTGACTTATCCTACAATCGTAGTCGACAGAACTTCTCTTAAAATCAATATGGGGTGAAGTTGCATCAGATTGAACTTCAATTGATCCTGTAGCTGTTAGTCCAATAAAAGAATTACCAGTTGCAAATATGCCATTTCCATTAGTTTCTAAAAAAGGATGCCAAGCACTCCCCGTATAATATTCAAATCTATTTGCTGTTGTATTGAGCCATAAAGTTCCTGTTCGTTTATAACTTGGTGCAGAGCCATCAGAGTTAGCTGTAAGGATATTAATTAAAGTATCGTTAATATCATCTCTTACTGTTGCACCAGAAGCGTTATCAATTACATAATCACCGGTCTGAGACATTTTCTCTTCTAATAATTATGTTTAGTATAGTCTATCTTTTTAACTTAAACAGCTTGACCGTATCCTATGACTGCCCAGTTGAAATCTGCATCTATAAAATTACCTGAACTGTTTTTTATATTGACTACAACTTGACTTGCTGTAACAGTTAATTCGGTTGTATTTGGGGCATTAACATCACCAGAACCTAACCAAACAAAAGGCTTATCAGTTGTAAAACCTAAAGCACTTGTACCAGGCCAGTATTGTTTTGGAAATACAACTGTTTTAGCAGCACTGCCGTTATTAACAGGTGTAATACTTCTTTGTGTTGCTGTTTCTAGATTTGCTGTAAATCCTAGTTGTTCAATTTCTATATTTTCTGAACTATCAGCCGTTGTCACCTCTGCTTTAAATCTAAACCCTCTTCCTTGCAATAATGTATTCGTCATCTTCTGATAACCATTCCAAGTAGGAGAAGCACTAGCAGGATCATCATTTGTTGAATCAACTAAAATTGATGCATCTGGGCTATATGCAACATCACCATCAAAAGTTGACCAATCATCTATATTTGTTCCTCTATCATCGAAATTTGAACCAACTAAAACATTCGCTGTTTTTAATATCTGTTTAAAACGAACAGGGTAAACCCCCTCCATATCAATTACGTTCGGGAAAGTGTACGTTCCAGAGTTGTAAACACCTGACCCAACTTCATCTAATGTCTCTACATTTGTCCCTGCAATAGTTAAGTTATTAAAGTCAGTTATTGAATCAAAATTGTCTGTTGTTGTTAAGCGTAATTTATTTGAATTAACCTCTAGATTTGTTTTTGTTCCACTAAAACCAGTCTGTTCAGTTTGTGTTTTTATTGTCTTCAAAAATACATCAGAATCACTTAATGGAATTGCGACAGCATTACTAGCTCTATATCCTGAATCTTTAAAAGCAATTAATATTGTTCCACCTAAAGAAGGAAGTTGAACTTGAGTTGATGCGCCTGGAATTGGATCAATTAAAGTTGTTGAATTTGCCCATGTAGCTCCACTTGTTCGACTTGTCCATTTAAAACAAACACTACCTCCAATTTTTACGTCTAAATCTGTTGATTGATCCCACCGTAAAATATTATCAGCAAAATATACATTGGTAGGGGCTGCTGGGACTGCTGTTTTACCAATAATGTTTCTATTCAAACTTGCAAATGTGCCTGAAACAAGCGCACTTTGAGCCATACTATATACTTCACATTCAAACAATCCTGCCTCTAATCCATCAATATCAACAGTCGTGTCTGAAGTGATAATCCTAGAATAATTATCTGTTTCATTTCTATATCTAACTAAAAATTGAGTTTGATTGGTTCGATCAACAGGTCTATCCCATGACAAAGTAATTCTATTAACTACAACATCATTTACTTGAACTATATTTTCACTAAAAGATAAATTCGTTGGTGCTTGTGGAATAACATTTAGTAAAGAAGTTTTTCTCTCAGGTAAAGCAATATTTTGTTCTATATAGTCATATTTCCCTGAGTTATAAGGAATACAAGTAACATCATATAAAAAATCATCTTTTTCAGTAACACTAATAACCTTCCAAGTTGCTGTTGTTAATGTTCCTGTCTTATATACCCATAAACTATTTGATTGTGGCGCACTAGTATAAGCACTACTAACTGTTATTACACCCGAAGAAATACTACTGACAGTTTTGGTTTCAACCGTTCCATTTGAAAGAACAACAGATAATTCAGAACCACTAGAAAAAGTAATATCTGTATCACTATCAATAGTAATTGCTGTTGTTGTTGCACTTTTTATAAGACCTGCTGTCCTTTTCCCCTGACGCATAGGGTCAGCAATTTCTATTACTTGCCCAGGTCTACAAATAACACCCGCAGTAATAGAAGTAGTAAAACTACAAACTTCATTTTCATATGTTTGTGAATACAATAAAGCCCGCCCCATTCGATTTGCTTGTTGTCTTGAAGTACAACCAACAGCTTCTACATTTTTACTAACAATTCCGTACTTACTTTTTGAGGCAATAGCTTCATCTTCAACCTGTTCTAAATCTTTTTTGTAAGTGTTCATATTAAAGAAACTTACATTTACAACTGTGAACTTTGTATCTTGAGGCGTTCCAGAATATGAAAATCCACCTTCAACTACATTTGCTAATGTGAATAAATAAGATGTACTTTGTGGGCTATCTTGTATCAGTCTTAAAGAGTTATTGCTCCAATAAGGAGTAACTCTCATGTTGCTGCATATTTTATTAATTACATTAAATGCATTATCTTGCGTTTGTAGTGAACCATTAAAACTAAATCTTGGTTCTGGACCTGTACTAGTAAAAAGTAAATCGCTGTTGTAATGACTAACAGTATAAAAATCATAATTACTTATTTGATTTTCTTTTATAAATTCACCTAATCCAAATCTTTTATTTAATAAAATCTCACGCAAAAGCATTGCAGGGTCTGTATTCCAATGTGTTGCAGTTGTAAAACTACCTGTAAACACATAATTTGGGATCTCATCCCATTTAATTCTTCCTGTTGTAGGGTCAACAGTTGGCGTGTGAGTTACTCCGTTTGAATCAGTATATGGCGCAGGAATTTTTGTTTTTAATCCCCTTATCTTATACATTCTTGCGGGTGGCTGTCCTCCAAACCTTTCAGCATCAACCTTAAGTGCATGGTAAGCAGTATTTGGATATGTATTAGGTTCGTCTTTTATTAATGTGTATGTACTCCAATTCATGTCTGATTGAACAGAGTCTTTTGTCCAATGTTTTCCATTACGGTCAATGCTGTCACTTTTTCCATCTTCTGTAATTCTTGATACTTTAATCTGTAAAGGGTAATCATTTGGATTATTACTTAAAACCAACCTATGATCTCTTGAGTATGGACCTTTTGATTTTCCACTAACTTGTAAATGTACTCCGAAAGAATCACTAAATGCACCTGAAGTATTATATTTATGTTCAATTTTGTAACTAACAACACAACCTTTAACGGTTCCTGTGTCGTGTTTTTGTCTTATTAATGAAGGCCAAGTTAAAGTTATTCGGATAGGGTATTTTCCACTGCCCGAAGTGTCAAATGGTTCTGTAATTGTTACAATGTGCGGTGCATCATTAGTAATTTTTTGTTGTACGTTAACAGTAAATTCTGTTGTACTTAACCCAACTTGACTTGCAACTGTTTGAGTGGCTGTTCCATATTTAAACTCATTTTTTACTTCACCAAAATTATCAATTAATACATTTTCTGTTGCATCAGAATTAAAAGAAGGCGTTGCACCATTTATGGGAGTTTCATTTAAAAAAACATCTGTTAAGGCTTCTCGATTAAAGTTATCTGTTCCAACGCCCCAACTACCAGGATGTTGTGAAGGGTATCTTGCCGCTAATAATGCTTTTCTTACTGCATTTGCCGGACCTGCAATTTCACCTTCAGAAAGTGCGTCAAAAATCGTTAAAAATTGATTACTTTCTAAAGTGTTTTCATGCCCAAAGTTGGCTCTGAAATCATTAAAATCTCCATTGTGTTGCCCTGAATAATAGGTTGGTGACATTGTTAAATACCTCCTGATGCAACAGCCATTTCATGAGGACCAGTTGTATCTAAACCTTGATTAATAACAATTGAACCTGTAAAAACCTCTCCGAATAAAATAGGTATTGCTACACCTGCTCGACCAGAATTTTGAATCCCTTGAAATGAAAAAGCTCTTGTTGGATCGTTATCTATGTCAGGCATTGGAGGCGCAAGCATATCAGCAATACCTGAAGCAATTAAACTTGCCCCTGTGTATAACGCCGCACTTCCTAACATTGATGTAGATGCAAAACCTGTTACATACGCAGGCGTAACGCCTGGAATTGTTGCACCCCAAGTTAAGCTTGCACCTCCTGTATAAAAAGCCAACCCGATTAATGCAGCCCCCAAAATAACTTTCCAGAATTTCGCACCACCAACAACAGGCATGATTTGTATATCTCCTCCACTCATGTTCTGTACTTCATCTTCACTAATTACTGTGTCGTTGACCTGCACTTTGTAGTGTTGTTTTGCCATGTGTCCCTCAACATCAGGCCAATTAACCACTAAAAACTGAACAGCTTCCGCAACTGAATTGCAATTAGCCTCCATTTCTTTCCAGCCAAGGAATTTTGCTAACGGTCCATAAACTTTTATTTTTCTAAGCATAGTATTTCTTTTATTTCCTCTAGTTTACTCTGGATGGAGCGTATGCCATTGGCTCGTATCAGGATTAACGATAAAGAAAGTTATACCAATGCTATTACATGATTCAATATCTGCCTCACTTGGTTGAGGAGAACAATCTGGATGACTATGAAATATGCCAGTAACATCACCTAAATTGTCGGCAATAATCCAATCATTTGGATCAACAATAAAACTTTCTAATTTATCGTCAGCAATATTTTGACAAGGAATATAAGTTTGATCATTAACAACTAAGCCACAAGCTTCATAAGGCTTTGATTCAATTGCATGTAATAACGCTTGATTTTTCCAAGTCATCAAACATAGGCTCCGATACCAGGGAACTCGGATCGTGTAAATTGTCTTTTTGGTACTTTGACATTCGTCAAATCAAAAGCACATACACATTCATATTCAACAAGTTCTCTATTTTCTATGCTTTTGCGATGGATATAATAGACCTCCTGTGGAAGTTCCTGCGTAGGATCTGCATCTGAATTACCACCACTAAAATTAGCCGCATCTAAATACTTAGCTAACGTCCTTATTCTTGATAATTTACATTTTTGTAAATCATTACCTGGAGTCGTATCGTTAACGGTCAACATTAATGTTGTGAACGTCCCAAGGATATTACTAACGGTCAAAGTTGGTCTTGCTAATGATCCAGAGGTTTGACCTTTAAAATCAAAACCAGAGGCTTGTATGGGAAATCTTTGATAGCTATTCCCTGCCCAAACAACTTCGCCACTCGAATGATTAGAACCGTTGTGAAAACGATAAACAGAATCAACAGATGAACCATGAATCGGATTTGGACAATCGTAAATCCTTGCTCCAGTAACATCCATCGTTAATGTAAACAATTCAATAATTGCTGACGGATTTGTTTTCTGTAATTCTGCAATTGGTATAGGCATTATGGTTCAAATACTTGCATAAATGTAGCTGTAATTGTCGCTCTATTTAAGTATGGGATTGACTTATTCCATGACGGGCAGATCCATTTATAGGCTGTAGAACTACCTGGAGGAATCCAATCAAAACTCGTATTATCTAAAGCTCTGTTATCAAAAAACAACTCTATTTTATCTGCATCTGCTTCAGAAACGACCCATTTCAACCTCCACTCTTTAGCATTTTGATTCAAACCAAAATTTACTCTTTGCATATATCCATCTCCTAGTTGAACTACTTTCGGAGTGGGGGAACTACTTTTAGCAGCATTGTATGAAGGTGTTGTACCTCCTGCGCTTGTTTGGACATCGTTATCGTTAAATGTAGCCATTAGCGTCTAGCAAGTAGCCCTCCAGGTCTGGATTGATTCACTATTTCCATTTGAACAGCTTGTCCAATCATATCTCCTAAGTGTTCAGCTTGCCCTGAGTCTCCCTGAACTGACGAACCAGAAGCATCTACATTAACCACGATATTTGCTCCTCCCATTGCATGATTTGGAACTATGGTTCCTGCTGAATCTGGTACGAATAATTCTGGTCCTCTTTCTCCAACAATAGAAGCTCTTCCTACAGGCGGTCTACCTCCATCAGCGTAATTAAGCATCGCTTTTCCTGAAAACGCTTGCTTGGTAGTTAAAGAACTTCCTAAGTCTGTAGGGAACGTGAATGTTGAACTAGATAATGCACTTAAAGGATTTGCCCCAAAGTTAAACATTTTCAATATTCCTTTCTGTAATTGAGTTGAAGCCATTTGTGCTGCCATATCTAAGAAATGGTCTGCTGTTCTCTGGAATAAGTTTGCTAATGCTTGTTGGGCTGACATCGAGCCACTGATTATTCCCTTAAACGATTCACTAAAGGAAGAACCTATTGATTTGGATAATTGAACAACCTGATATTGTGTGTTACTTAATTTTCTTAATTCTGTATCAATACCATCTATAGCAGTAAGCACTGAATACTTTAGATTTTCAGCTTCATACATAGCCTGTCTCATTTGTTCCCTTCTCTTATCAAAGTTTTCTTTCAACTTAGAGTCATCACCAAGAGCAGCATCCAAGTCTTCTTCTACTTTTTTAGATACTCTTTCTACATACTTATTGTCTATAGGCATACTTACACCAAAGGCACGTTCACCACCTGTATTCCTAGAAAACTGTTTGGCTGCTTTAATCTTCTTCTTCGCATCTTCATTTCTAGCCTTCTTCTGTTTTTCTATCCTCTCATTAACTATTTGATTAATAGTAGCTTCTACACCTTTTGTTCTAAGTAAGATGCTGTACCTTAGCTCGTCTTCTATACTTATATCCTTACCAGTTTCTTTTATAGCAGCCATAGCTGATTGCATATCCACCGCCTGTACGGATGCTGTAAATTGACCTATATCCCCTCCGAAATACTGAGC